CCAATTCGTAGTCCTCTGTTACCAATACTGCGGCGCCGCCTGCAGATTCCCAACGGTCACAGTTGTCCTTGCGATCATCTACCAAGATGTCACCGGGATTGCAATGCTGCCACTTGTCTGTTGAGTAGGGACCAAAGTGTACTGCTATATCAGGAAAGAACTCCTGTGCCCACTGCATCTTATCCCAGAATGCCCAGGCAACATCATTGTCTTTGGGAATGGCAGTTAAGAACATTAGGTTATAGCCGCCGCGGTCTCTGAGGTCACGAGCCAGGTTGGCCATACGATCAGCACCGGGCATCTTGGGCAGGGTACGATAAAAGTGTGGAGCTTCACGTAGGCGTTCCCACTGCTCCGGGGGCCAGTAGCGTTCCGGAGTGCCGGCCATGGCCACTGATCTGGGTTCACGTAGGTAAAGTGTAGCGGCTCGATCCCAGTCGGCTACTACTCCGTCCATGTCTAGGTATATTGTATTGTTTGTGGTCATAGGGTTATTCCATAATGTTGTGCGGTTTCCTTACCGTGGAAACCAAGGCTCTTTTTAAACCAAGGATTAGAGTAGCTTTCACTGCCCTCAATGGCAAATCGGTGTGCTAGGTCAATGGGTGCATACTTGATACCGTATTCAGGTTCCAGTATCTTACGATATGGGCCTGCCAGTAGGTTGTCTTCACATAGGGTGGTATGACCCGTGCGATCTGTATAATAGTAACGTGGATCTAGATCAAGCCAATCGATTGTTAGGTAACTGGGCTCCCAATCTAGCAGGGCATCGTAGAGCCTGCGGCTACGTAAGGTGAATCCACCATTGCCCACGTTTTCACCATCAGGCCACCATAACCAGGGTGCGCCAATATAATCATAGTTGTAAAACTCATCAGTCCATGCGTCTCGATTAACTCCAAACCCATCATGATGTATGATTAGGTTGTAGTCAGTATTAACCACAGCGGGCATGACACGCAGGCAAGCATGACTGTACCAGTGATTGTATATATGCTTGGCTGGGTCAAAGCGTTTGATGCGTATCCACTCTACGGGCACATTCAATGTTTCCGGACAGGGTCGATCTGCTAGCCAGTATACACGGCTTGCGGGTGTAACTGCCAGGGTGGCCTTTAGGGCACGTAGGGTTTTATCGTAGTTTAAGGTATCTATACAGCTGATGCTAAGTCTCATGTGTATAATTATACAGCCTGGACCTGCCGGGGTGTTAGATTAGATGCTCAGACCTTGATCTTCTATACGGGTAAGGGCCCGCATCAGTAGACTGAGTACTCCCAAATTACGTAGATTTTTATAAGCCAAATTATGTGATCCAAACTCGCCCTGATCTTTTAGACCGGCCTTGCGGTATTGGCTCAGTTCATCTCGAGTTTGTTCAATACGCTCTAGATCTCGACTGGCCAATGCGTCTTTGATTTTCTCTAACCAACTCAGGGTTTCTCTACTGATTTCGTTATCATCCCAGTGTGCTCGAATCTTTTTTGGGCGTGTCTTCCATTGATCGTTTAATAAACTGTAGCTACTGCCCGTCACAGGTCTATTGGTATCTTCTACGTAGACTTCTACTGGTATACCATGAATGGTAATATCATGGCGTTCTTTCCATAATTTACGTTTGGCATCAAACATGGCTTCTACAGGTTGATCACAGGTAACGTTTTTATAGTTGACTATAAGGTGTAGATCTATGTCCGAATATTTACTGTAGGTATAATTGGCCTGACTGCCGGTAATTTGTATATCTTCTAATGGTGCATCAAAATCTAGAAATTCATAAAACTCGCGAGCTATACGTAATAGGGCAACCTGCACTCGAGAATCTAGTTGATCATCTCGCCAAAGCTGTGGATTTAGCTGGCTATGCAGTTCTATAGTGATGAAATCATTCTTGGTCATATTGAATATTTATGCGGTAAATATTCACATGCTAATGGATAATTATCAAGGTAGATTATTAATATCACAACCTCGCTGCCGCAGTAAAATGTTTTCACAGGGTGTAGTACTCGTTGTCAAACACTCAACTAACGGTGCTTGGGGAATCATGTTGAATAAACCTATAGACCCGGAACAATGCAACATGGCCGACATTATTGAACATGTGGATATGGATAATCCCTACGGAGTAAATGCTCCAGTACATATGGGTGGTCCAGTGGAACGTGGGCGGGTATGTGTAATACATTCTGCTGAGTGGTCCAGCGCCAGCACACAATCTATATGTGAGGGAGTATCCGTTACTACAGATATCAGCGTTATCAGTGCTATTGTAGCTTTAGAAGGTCCTGCACAGTACAGGATATTTTCCGGACTAAGTGTCTGGGGTGCCGGCCAGTTAGATGGAGAAATGCGTGGCAAAGAACCTTGGACTGCTCTACATCAATGGTTAAGCATACCTGCAGATATAGATACAATATTTCAGTTTGACACCGACGATCAATGGCAACACGCATTGGCGCTAGCCGTTGACCAAGAAGTTAAAGAACTGTTTTAATGAGGGATTTTCCATTATAATTATATGCTCGAATTACTATACATTTTAATTGCAACACACATCACTATTGCGTGTGTAACATTGTTTTTACATCGCGGGCAAGCACACAAATCAGTAGAGTTTCATCCCATAATAGAACACTTTATGCGTTTCTGGTTGTGGCTTACTACAGGTATGGTAACCAAGCAATGGGTTGCTGTACACCGCAAGCATCACAGATACAGTGATGTCGACGGAGACCCGCACACACCTCATGTGTACGGTATCTGGCAAGTATTATTTAAAGGAGCAGTATTATATCATGCGGCATCAAAAGATAAAGTTATGGTTGATACATACGGTCGTGGTACTCCTGCTGATTGGATGGAGCTTCACATATACCAGCCTCACTCTAGACTTGGCATTGGCATTCTCTTTGTGCTCAACACTCTAGTGTTTGGCTGGTGGGGAATATTAATCTGGGGCATACAAATGATATGGATTCCGTTCTGGGCCGCTGGGGTCATAAACGGTCTAGGACACTGGATAGGATACAGAAATGGCGAAACTAAAGATAAAAGTAAAAATATTATGCCTTGGGGTATTATTATTGGCGGTGAATGTCTGCACAATAATCATCATCTTGAACCCGCAAATCCTCGTCTCAGTCGTCGCTGGTTTGAATTCGATATAGGATGGATGTACATCTGCATCCTCCGGGCCCTGCGGTTGGCCACTGTCAAAGAAAATACTATCTAGTTTTTAATCTCGTTCGCTATTCAAATTAGCCAACATAGCACGTATTTTTGCGCCGCCTAGATCTGCTTTAACCTTGGGTATATTAGCACCCTGTCTAGGATCAACTTCTAATATTTCTCCAGTTTCTGGATCAGTGGTTGTAGTCACAGCACTGGTACGTTTTAGTCCAGCTACAATACTACTAGGACCACCAGCTTTGCCCCCACCCTGATTCATACTACGATCATCGTACTCATCACCGGTATCAGTTATACGCAGGGTATCTACATTAAAATCTAGTTCAACCTTTTGTCCAACACCTGCACTACTACGTGTTTTCATAAACTGGATCTGATAGCGGCCACGTTCTTTCATTGCCCTGCTGGTAAAGATACCAATTACATTATCTGCTGTCATAATCTTACTCAATCCGCCACTAATATGACTGTGATCAAACTCAATTTCTTCAACAGCACTACGATTCAGCTGACTCGCTGTTACTGTGATACATTGTGTTTCCATTGCCAGATTTCGAATCTCTTCTGACACATACTTGTCTTTTACGAACAGATCGCTGGGCGACACCTTCACAGACAAAGGCATCATCAAATCGAGGTAATCTATTAAAATTACGTCTGGTTTGACGCCTTTTTTGACCTGATATTCCTTCAAATAGGCTCGAATATCGTTACAATTTTTACCGCTGGGCATATACTTGATTTGTATGCTTCCTGCGTTTCTTCCCATCATTTTAACTTTGAGTTCAACATCGTCAATGTTCTTAAATATCTCTCGAGTAGTAATACCAGTCATCATAGAGTCAATTCTCATGCCCACTAGACCTTCTGCTAATTCAAATGTAAGGTACAATACATTCATTCCTGCTAGTGCCCAGTTCACACCCAAATTAGCTAGAAACAAACTCTTGCCGCCCCCGGAGCCAGCACAAAAAATATTAAGCTCTCCTCGATTGAAACCGCCATAAAGTTTTCTATCAATGCTAGGCCATCCTGTTGAAATCTGTCCATTACCATCTTTTAGTTTTGTAAGACGACCTCTAGGATCTTCAAAGTAATCAGTGCCCATATCCTTGTTTAAACTAATCTGGATAGCATCTTTGATCAGCTTTTCAACCGGATTGTATTCTCCCTTTTCTAACAGATCTGCACTTTGTAAAATTGCACGTTCCAGAGCTTTATGACGACTAAAGTTTTCAAACTCGTCCATTAGCCATTCATAGTTTTCTTTGGGTAAGTTAACAGATTGTAGTTCTTTACCGCAACTTGCGTTAACAATAGCCGCATCTGGTATTACTTTATAATCGTCTACATATTTGGTAATAAACTCTGCGGTTTCTTTTAACTTCTGATCAAAGTTCTCAGGATCAAAAATATTCTGACAACGAGCAAAAGTTTCTGCATCACTTAGAAACATTTCTAAGTAAAGTTTTTGTATATCGTAGTTGTAATTGGGTTTATCTTTTTGTTCTTGTTTATTCATGTATTGCTTCCAGTTTTTTCTTTAGTAACTGTATTTTTATCTCGTTTGTTTCTCGGTAGTGCAAGATCGCGGATAGTGTATACAATCTACCATATTTCTTTACTGCGTCTGCTACGTCTTTAACTTCGTCGCCCCAAGGAGGTAAACTCACACTCCACTTATTTTCTAAGGCGGCTTTGAGCATAACTGCTCCGGCCCTGTCTCGATCTGGCACAACAATAACTTCTCTGCTTAATGCGTTAAGGCGCATAATTTGTGTATTGTTAGGACTATTATGCATTACAGCACATCCATCTACAGCGATAGCATCAAACTGTCCTTCAACTACTATAACATATTTTCTATTGGTAGTTTGTGCGTCTATATTAAACACATAGCCAGGCTGTGCATCTGTTAGATACTTTGGTTTACCTTCAGTTATTTTACGTCCTGTATAACCAACTATCATACCGTCTTGATAAAATGGTATAATAACTCGATCCGAATATCCTGCCGTAGGCGACCACATCCAGTTGTACCAATCTAGTTCCATACCTCGGCCTAGCACATATTCTACTATTTTTCCAAGGTCCTCTGCTATGTCTGGCAAGTATGCAGTATTGATCCACTCCATGACTGGTAACGTTGCTTCGGGTAAGTCTATTTGATGCAGATTAAAGTCTAAAGGCTTCTCAACCTTAGGCATGTCTTCTTTATTCTTTAATGCTTCAAGACCGAGTTTCTGTATTTCAATCTCAGGTAATCCCATCCATGAAAATAAGTTTTTAGTATTCTTACTTAGTAGTTTTCCAGGTACCCATCCTGCTTTAAAGTTACAGTTAAAACAGTGAAATTGGAATCCATCATTGTTAAACAACATGCCGCCGCGTTGTCTAGTATCTTGCTTTTCTCCATTATGGTGACAGCAAGGCGCATTGAAACTGATCCAACCGCTTGGAGTAGATTTGCGTTTAGGTGGTAATAGATTTTGTACCGTTGCTTGAATCAGATTCATGCATACAGTTTAACTTCTGTATTGGACTTTGTCAAACGTTCCGGCATATGTTGTGTCGTCATTTTGGCCAGTTGTCGGATTTGTATCCGGAATGTAACGCACTCGAATATAGCTAAACAATCCATTAAAATTAACATAGCCAACACCAGTATAATTAAAATAGGTCTTGGTACCTAAGGTAGCAAAATACGAGTAAGTACCGGGACTGTTTTCCAATGTACCTTCTACTAATACTCGGCCTTTGAATCCAGTCATATAAAACGCAACCGTATGGAGTGCCGTGCCCGCTTGAAATTCTGGATTAGCTCTCAAGTTGCCCGTTGAGTATTCCCATTTCAGCGCCGTTGCATTGTAGTTACGCTGGAAGTTAGTTATTTCTTGACTAGGCTTTAGTGCGGGATATACATCATTTCTAATTTCTAATGTACCAGCTACTCCGTAATATGTATTAGTGTATGCAGGACTATAGCTACCATCACTTTCCAAACGAGTAACTGAAAATCTATAATTTTTAGGTTCTGCTTCTAATGTATCAACTTCTGTAAATGTAACTTGTCCAATACCTTTTAATGCGTTAGTAGTTGTAGATGCAGTATCTAGTATATCTAGTTGTTTAGATAACATTAAGGTATTGTTTGTAGGGTCAAAAACATTCATAACAAAAGTCTGAGTGCTAATGTTTAATCGCTTTTGATCTGAATTTTTAAATTGTAGTTGTATGGTGCTACGGACACCCTTTTGTATAGTCAGTGGTCGTTGATACATGGTTTGGTGTATTCCTATATTATTGTCCAGATCTAACATCACTTCGAACAAATTGGTATATAAATAGACTGGTAATTTCTGCATATGGATATTTATTATAAAGAATGACGACAAAAGATAGCTTTCAGCAAAACTACCCGTTTATGACCTGTATCAGGTGTAATGGGACAGAATACTTAGGTATAATCATCAACTTCGATAATCAAGTGGTCAGCATCTACGACTATGCTGTTATTAAGACTGTTAATCAGTCTCACTTTTTAGGACTAGGTGATTCTTGGTGGTGGGAAAGCAACCGAAAAATACCAATCAACATATTTTTAAAAAATGATATGATAGTATACAAACAGTATATTAAAACTTTTAACAGTAAAGATGTTGAAGTAGTTTTTGGCCCAACAGTCAACCTAAGTGATATTGCTGAAAAACGTATTAAGCGTAGATCGATCCAGCTAGTAAGAAATCCTAAGAAAATCCGTAACTAATACCTTCGCAGATAAGATTCATCTGCACAATAACAGCCATTGCATACGCCATTGCATGAGCCTTCTTAAAGAAATATTCATCGCCTTGTGGTTTTGTCCAGACCTCTGCGGTTATTGTATTCCAATCTTTCCCTATCAAGTAACGTTTTGCGGGTCGGATCATTGCCAACACCGCTGCCAGTTGTTGTACAGAAGTCGGTTTCGTCTGCCTTAAAATCTGTCCATGACCGTTGACGTGAAATAGCAAATTGACAAAATCGTCCTGTTCTAGTAAGTCCCATAGTGGCTCAGCCTCCATTAATCTAACAAGGTGCTCTTCATCTTTAACACCTTCATAAATTCCAACATTTAAAAAATCAATTTTAAAATATTTGCGATCTTCTGCTTCTTTATATTCGATACTTGCAGTACCAGTTAACGGATTGTACGGAATAGAATGACAATATACACCGGTATTGTGTTTTTTAGAAGTTCCATCTTTGTCCACGATAGTCGCAGGAACATGCTTGATAATATCAAGTATCTTTTTCCTATCTGCAAAGTCGATATCAATGTCCATATTTTAGTGCTACAAATGATGCATATTTTTCTGTGTAAAATGTGAATACTGTATGAGTTGGTATTTCGCCAATCATCTCGTCCCACCTACTTTGATTGTATGCAAAGTCAAAATCTTTACCTTGTATCAATCCGTCCTCTCTTATTTCTCGAACAATGTCCATAATTTCATTTGGTGTCTTATAAAATATCTTTATACTAACCATGTCATTCTATACCTGCCTCTGTACAGATTTCTTTGACAAGTAGTATATCAGCAGGTACCGACTTAAACTTTTTTAACCAATAAGGCAAATCAAATGCAGGAGCAATTAAATCTAATTGGTCATCATTAAACTTGTTTAACATGTCTTTTCCTGATTTAGAATTTAACAATACCCACGGACTTATTTTTCCGTTCCTAATGTCGTGTACCGCTTTATTTAAATTAACATAGTTGAAGTAATGGTTGAACTGTGCGCCACTTGTATCACCCCATTCCATCATAGTTTGTAAACTACGCTGTACAGCACTTTCAACAGGCTCCGACTTGATCATCTCAAATAGATACAAGTCATATAGTTCATCACGGCACCAATGATCTATTTTAACATCACTTTTGATCACAAAGTCCATAAACTTTTCTGGATACAAAGGCAATACATTGTTGATAAAACTACCAAACTTAACAAAGGCATTGTAGTAAGGACTCTTACAGAAATCTTCATAGGTCTTATCTTTTTTACCGCCCTGTCTTACCCTAAAGAATTTATTGAATGCCATGTATCCTGCCTGCACACGCTTCTCATCTTTTTGCATTGCCCTTCTTTTATTTTCGCACATGTGAGCATATAAGGTCTTCTCTTTCATGAAGGCCTTGCCGCAATGTACACAATTAAAAGGTTGGTCGGCCAATGCTATCATTCTGCAAGTTCGTATGTCGCTTCAAAAATATCCGGCTTACAAGCATAAAACTCACCTTGTACACCTTTAATAATCCAATCACCGTCTGTGGCAATATGTTTAACAGTTAAGTGAACACCATCTTCCAGTGTACCAATTTCTGCTTCGGCTGGACTGCTATCATGTTCTTTGCGAATATTGCCTAAGGCAGATCCACAAAATTCCTCAAGCTGATCAATACTGTCTGGATAGACAAATTGTACTGCGTCAATTACTACAGGTTTTTTTCTAAACTTCATTCGTATTCCTTTCTTTGCTTTTTATCAAATCCCATTTTATCAAATAGTTCTGTTTTATCTTGTTTGGTCATCAGGGCCGCCCACACTTTGATATCATCAAGTTTACGTGCCGGATATAATTCACATAACAATTTTTCAATCTTGTCTGCTTTGCCTTTTTTACCAGCGGCAAGGTATGGATGAAATGCTGGCACGCCAACACCACATGCCGCATACAATTTCCATAGCAAGCCTTTATGATCTTTGCTTAACAACCAATGATTCTTATTCAATAGCTCATTAGTCATTTCTAAGAAATGTTCTTGTACATCAATATCACCTTGTACATTTGATACAAATCTCATTAATACATAGGGACTAAACTCCTTCTGTTCTTCCGGAGTTAGTTTATCATAGAAGTCGTAATCTTTAAGATCGACCGCTTTAAGTTCTCGTTTAATGTCTAGTGCCATATTATACTGGGTGCCACATCGGTGGATCGGGTTGATCTTTTTTGCTTAGATAATATATTATTTTAACACGTTCTAAGGCTTTTTGCAATTCTTCATTGCCCAATGCCGCTCGGTTAATATCGTGCCAAAGTTGGGATTCATTTGGATTACTCATATAATTTCTATGATCCAGTGGATCCCGTGTGTAATTATATCCCACAACTGTCCTTGCAATAGATCCAACTTCTCGAGAATATACTGTATCCCCTACTCGTTCATAAACGAGTGTTGCTCCCGGAGTAAGCGTTCCCATATCTCACCAACACTTTGTATAATCTACTATCTCACATTGCCGGCTAACTTCTTTAACAAAATAAGCACACAATGGATTGTCGCCACCATGTAACGGAGTACACAAGAGCTGTCCGGGTCGCATTTTTGGAAAGTACCATTTAACGTCTTGGTATACATCAATGATATCAATATCGTGGAATTCTGGTCTAAAACTAGTTAATGGATTAAAACAGTATGTTCTAAATCCTCTATCATTTAAACTAGTAATTGGAAGGATTTCCATATCTGGTCCTTCTGGGTCTCCAACGATAGTACACCAATCTAGTGGCATTGTAAGTTCGTGAGGTCCGATCCTAAGCACTACTGCTGGTCCTGTAAAACTTTCAAGGAAAATTAAAGGTATATAGAAGTAATCGGGATTCTGGTTATCGCTGTTGTCAAGTACAGCAAACCTTACATCGTCTTCGATTTCGTCTGGTAGATCATTAAGATAAAATGTTTTATTATCGAGCGTTAAAATCTGCATTATTGGTATTTTACCTTTTCTATTGTAAACGGATATTTGGCATCTTTATAGAATTTCTTTCTTTCTGTTAGATGTCTCTTTGCGTATTTTGAAGAGGCCGTGATATCCCAGATTTGTACGAAGTCTTTATCTTCTGCTTTTCTAACGCCTCGCCCAATGCTTTGTATAACGCGGGTAAAGCTCTTTCCGGGCTCCAACATAACCAGATTAAAAATCCTTGGGATATTAAGACCAACAGCGGCCACGCCGTAAGTCGCCACAATAATCTTGTTAGTAGCAGTTTTAACTTCGTCATACTCTTCCTTGCGTTTTGCAGATTTTACTTCACCTGAGATAAAAACACTATCTTCAATAATACTTGTTATTATACGCCCTGTTTCAATTCTGTCAACCAACACTAGAGCGTTCCCGTTTTCTGCAATTGCGGTAATTAATCCAATTATATAGTCTAGTCTAGTTTCATCAGTTACCAAGTATTTTAATTCTTCGGGGTAACTGCCAAACTCTTTCCATTCTGCTGTTTGAACAATATTAACATGACAATTAGATAACACGCCTTTGTCTTGTAGTTCTTTAGCAGTTACACGACCAACAACTTCTCCTAGACTAGCACGTAAACTTTGATACTCAAAATCCTGTTTTGGAACCGTTCCTGTAAGTCCCCAACGTATAGGTGCATTGGCTAGATTATGTGTTAATAATTTTTTTAATACTTCTGCCTTTGCCTGATGTACTTCGTCTACAATGACTGTTTGAACCCCGTCTAAGAATTCAGCTAGTGATAATAGCTCGCTGTCATTTTGTGATTTTTTGTCTAAAATATTGAGACTTTGCCAGGTGCAAATAGTATGTGTTTTTCCTAGATTTTTTCTATCACCAAAATACACACCAACGTCTAATCCCACATTAATAAAATCTTCTTCAGTTTGCAATACCAAATCTTTGTTTGGAACTATCACAATTGACCGGCCATATTTTTCCACAATTTTTGCCAAAGTTGCGGTCATAATAGTTTTGCCTGCACCAGTTGCAACTTCTTGTAATGCCTGAGGATTCTTTAAAAAATTGTTAACAACATTAACCTGATCGTCTCTTAATCGAATTGGATGTCCTTCAAACCTATGACCTTTAGGCCAGCATTTTTCACCCCAAAAATCCTCAAAAATCTCAGAAAATTCCAGGTTAGGACTGGTACGGTGATCTTCAACTTCTATATGATAATTTTTATTTTCAAGTTGGACCAGTACATCTTCGAGCATCGACAAGTATGTTGTTCCGCCGAGACCAAAAAATGGAATTGAACCATCCCATCTACCTAATTTATAACTAGGACGATACCTTGCTGTGGGGTCTTCATACTTGAATTTCTTAACTAGGTATTTTCTTGTTTCTAAATCAAGGCCTTCAATCTTAATGTTTACTTCATCTTTGATGATAACTTTACACGTTGGCAAAATCTGATTCCTTCAATGTATAGTTTATCACAAAATGGTGATTTTTTAGGTAATTTGTCAAAGTATAGTGAACGCCGGAAATACCAAAATTCAAAATTGTTGAAAAATTCGTTTTTGACTCAACCAATGGTTTAGGAACCTTTCCACTGATAAACACGATTTTGATTTTTTCCGAAATTAGGTTGTTAAGTTTATTTTCTTTGATGAAAGAATTGGTATTTTTTCCAGTTTCACCTTCTAGCCTAAACAGTACGGTCATCTCTTCAGGAGAAATTCCATATTTTTGGAAAAGTGTGTAACATAGCTCTAAATGTTTTAATTCTGAACCACCAGGAATGACCACCAGGCAAGGTAACGAACATTCTAATATACTAGTAATATCAGACATTGTCAATTTTTCTCTATCTTCAGGCAAACTTGTGAGATTTGGTGAAGTTAAGAATTTTAATAGGAAAGGATTGAGTTCAATTTTTCCTAAAACATGATCAATTATTTCTGACCATACGGTAATACCATATTTTCTTGCAGTGACTAACACATCTACCACATCAAGACTAGTAGGTTGCGGTACTATCGAAGGAACATTGATAAACTTGAATCTATTTTCTTCAAAAACTACCATAGGTACATAATTTTCAATATTATTTTGTACCAAATCTATTTGATTAACTATATCTTCAAATATTTCATCGACTACAAACGAATCATCAACAATGTTGCCGTTAATCCATAAGACATGTTCTTCCCTTAAATCAAAATCCCAAGATTTAGTGTCTATATTCCAGTTAATCGTGCTACCGACGTGAGATTTATGAGATAATAATTTCTTGTATCCTTTGATATTAGCAATCATTAGTTCGTTATAAGGAAAATTAATAGAAACAATTTTTTTATTTGAACCGGTGGCTTTTTTTATAGTAATTGACTTGGCCTGGTTGATAACTCGTATTGGTAATTTGTATTGAGGTGAGTCTATAAACGGAGACACCTCTTTATTGAGTGCAATGCTCAATTGTCTTGAGTATTTCTTTACCAATTTTAGAGCTAGGTAGGATTGTTTTTCTGTAAATCCGTTTCCCATAACAATTTGATTTGACAAACTGTTTACAATTGACTCGTCCATTGAAAAAACCGGAATGGCCTGTACAACAAACAAATATGCACCATCCCCTGCTAATCTATTAATTAAATCTTCTATAAACATAACATATTAGATTGAAGCATCTTCCATACCGGCAGTACGCAATTTGATAATATTGCTTAACTGCCACTGTTTAATGTCAAGTCCTTTGATAATCCCTAACCATTGATTACGCAGTAGAGCAAATTCATTGATAATTTTTTCCATATCAACAATATCCGGTTCTCCTTCGACATATTTCTCAACGTCTCTAGAGCTCAATGCTCTTTGATAGTTTTCTAAATATTTTCTAAATGTCTTTGATCGGAGTCTCCGAAGCTCGATATTCAGGTACTCAAGTATACCTTCAATTTCTTGCAATTGATTAAATCGTTGTTCAACTATACCAGGAAGAACAGAGCTAGATTTTTCTATGTTACCATAGATTTTTACTTCTGTTCTTGCCTGATCTAGTTCAACGTAAAAGTAATCAATACATGCAGGAAGATGCGCGATATCCTTGCTGATTTTTGAGTACCAATGAGACATTAATAGTCCTCATCTTCATCAGTCCCATAATCTTCATCAGCATCTTCAAACTCAGCGTGTTCGTCTAACACCGCTTTGATTGCATCGTCAAGGTGAGGATCAAATCCCATCCACCCTTCTAGGTCTTCGGTCTTGATGTCCTTGCCTAACAACCAATCAACGTACTGATTTGCTGCCATCTCTTTATTTTTTTCGGGAACATACTCTCGAAATGTGTCCCAAATCTCCATGATTAAACTTTCGTCCATTATGCGTCCTCTTCAGAAATATCTAATTTTGTTAAAGATTCCACGGCCGAGGTATCCCACTCGTTCATAATAACGTGTAGTTTTTCTTCGGTCCAATTTTTTCGGAATTCTGCAACAATCTCACCAGTTTCTTTACTAGTGTATGCTAATTTATTCCCAACCTTAGATAACACACCCATTTTCTCGAACATATCGACCAACCCGGACGTAGGACTCATACCTGTTGAATATGGAATTTCAACTTGTACTGATTCGAAAGGTTTAGCATACCGAGTTTTCATAATCTTACAAGCAGAACGAATACCCAATACATCAGTGACCTTGTTACCATCTGCGTCAACTTTAAGTTTTAGCTTCTTCATTGCAACAACAATCGAACTTGCGTAAACAAATCCTTGACCACCACTAATTTTATCATCTGGATCAAACATATCTTGGCTTGCGTATGTGTGATTTGTACAAACCAGGCCTACATTGTAACTTCCAAACATGTTTACAGAGTTACGAACAAGTGATGTAAGTGCTTTAGGTTTACGGCCCATATCACCCTTCATCTCGCCTGCTTCAAACTGATTAACATCGGTTGGGGTGAGTAACATACCAAGTGAATCAATTACAAACAATACTTTTGGACGTTCTTCCAACGGCATTGCTTTATATTCTTTCATGAATTCACTAATAGTTTTAGCCACGTCATCAATCATTGCCATGTTAAGTTTCAAAAGTTTTTCTTCTGAAATATCAACACCTAGATCTAACAACCACTTCTTGTCTAACGCATTTTCACTGTCAACTAGGACAACAAAAATACCTTGTTCTTGAGCATGTCGTATAATATTACCGGAACAGATATAACTTTTACCTGCACCAGATTCGCCTGCAAAAACTGTAACTTTTCCCAAAGGAACTCCCCTAAAGAAGTCCCCTGAGATAAGATAGTTTAGGGCGTAGTTACCGGTTGAAATCCAATCGGTGGGATCATTAAACCCAATTCCTAAGCCATCAATACTTTTGGTGATAGACTTACGGAACTTCGAAATATCGAAGGCCTTTCCCATAGTCTATTCCCCTTATGCTTTTTGACGATTACGGATCATGGCTAAAATATCAGCCGCACGTCCACCTGCATCAGCACCTGCTGGTGCGTCCTCTTTAACAGGAGCCTTTGTTGCTACTGGCGCTGGAGTATCTTCATCTGCTTCAGGTGCTGATGCAGGAGCCGCTACTGGAGTTGCACGTGGTGCTGACCCAGTTGCTTGACCACTACCACCGTAACCCGCTGGTTTGAAGTACTGTGACCAACGTTCCATGTCAAATGCTTCACCGTCAACTGACGCTTCAAACATTTCTTTCATGACCTTGAGTTCAACATCACCTGGCTTCTTGGGCAAAAAGTCTTTAAGATTGAAACTACCAAACTGCTTGATAGCCGCTTGTTCTGCTTCGTCTAGAGCACGTTCACGACGAGCCCAGTTACTAGTAGAGTAGTCAGCATAACCACCTTTGCTGGTTTTTGTGATACGGAAATCTGTACCACGCACAAAGTCTGTTGGCATTTCTTCCATGTCCGGATCCAACAATGCAGCCTTAACAATGTTAAAGATCTGACTACCAATAATGAATCGGCGAATTGGATTCTCTGGAGATTTTCCATCTTCTTTGTATTGACTATCAACAACAAAGCCTTGGAACAAATAAGATTTCTTCTTCCAGTACTTACGACCCATATCTTCCAAACTCTTATCCTTAAACCAAGGGCGAACCTCAGTAAGAATTGGACAAGTTTCTCCCCACATTTCCATACAAGGAACTTGTACAGTAACTGGTTTTGAATTTGTTTCACCTTTTACACCGGCGAATGGCAATTTGATCATTGCACGTTCAATCCAGAAAAAAGTGTTATTTGGATCTGCGTCAGGAAGGAAACGTACTGTTGCACTAGTACCTTCTGCGATATTCCAATGGGGGTAAATTGCGTTGTCTCCGCCGGTTGCGCCACCGCCGTTATTTTGAGATGCTTGTTGAAGTTTTGCGCGAATTTCTGCTAAAGTTGCCATAATGTTTTTCCTTAATAAATGTTATATTATGCCTCTTTCTTTAAGCCAACTGACTAAAAGAAAAATGTGTGCATACGGTTAAGTATACACACATCTATTTATACATGCAACCTAAAAGGTGCTTGAAATATGGTTTATTTTGCCATTCCTGCAAGTTTTAACATTAAATCAATATCTTCATTCTTTGGCTTATTATAAGCATTAGGACGCTTACCGCCTGTTTCTTTTTCCAAACGTGTTAGCAACTCGTCATCATCTGGGCCTGTGATAGCTTTACCTACTGCCTTAGCACCGGCTTTAACAGCGCCGCCCACTTTTTTGGCAATATCTTTAAGACCTTCTTGTTGTATACCAGCAAGTCTCATTACCTCGTCTAAATCATCCCATTGCTTATCATCAGCATTATCATCTGGATATACTGGCTCATCGCCCGGGCCTTCTACTACATCTGGCATTGGATTACCAGTAGCTAGTTCGTCAATTGCCGATTCCATGCCTTTCAATTCGCCTAGTGTATCAGCAATAAAGTCTTCTTCGTAGCTAAGATGATAGTGGATTTGTTTATGATCCATGCCTAATTTTTTCATAGCATCATCCATTTTGCTGATAATATGTTTTTCGTTTTCTGGACTGTATCTTATACCCTTATCAAACATATAACGGGCTACCTGGTAACTTGTACGATCTTCCACAGCTTCTCTTAGCTTGTCTTGTATTTCACTACCTATATCGGCGCCAGCCATTGCGCCGGCAGGTGATTTAGTTACAACGGCTCCGGCAACTCCGCCTAATGCGGCACCGGCCATTCCTTCGGTTTCGTGACCACTTGACAAATACTCAACTAATTTCTTAGCCATTACACCTGCTCGGTCGCCTAGCTCTTTTGTTACATGAGTAATAACACCTTCTTCACCTCTAGGAAATGGACCAAGCCCCTGCTCTTTATGATCTCTATTGTACATAGAAAATACCATTTCGGCAACCTCTTTAGGAGTTGGTTGTTTTTCTATTTCTTGTTTTTTATCATCGCCATCCATAGAATCTTCGTCAGCAGTTGGTTCTTTCTGCCCTGCATATCCCAATTCCTGAGCGGCTTCAGGATCGTCATTTGCTAACCATTTTAGAATAGTATCTTTAGGATCATTCTTAGGATTGCCGCCTTGTTCTGGATCAGATAATAACTTTAATTGATTTTCTAATTCTTCGTCATGCACACCGATACCTTGAAGTGCATCAATTGCACTTTGGCCGTCAACATCTAATGTTAGTCCACTATCTAATAGGTCTTTTAAATCCATAATAGTATCTGGTTCTAAACGACCTTCAGCAACACGATCGACCCATTGTTCGAATGTACTAAAATTAACACCTTCCTTGTTTAGTTTTTCTGTTTCACGACGAGCTTTGTCACTCATGTTAGTAACTTTGCCCCGGCCGTCTTTAGGTGTAGTAGACTTGGTCCACTCACCTTCATCTTTCCAACTGACAACTTTACCGTCTTTGTCTTTAACTTCTGTGCGCTCTTCACTAACCGAATCGTCACAGGTGCATTTCTCTACAGGATTTTCACATACATCGCACTGATCTTCATCATTGCCTTCGCTCATATAATCTTCAAGTTCAACAGTTCCTGCTTCTTGCATGATACTGTGAATCAATGGAAAGTATTGGGCCAAGTCTTCTTTAAAACTATTTACAGTAAACTTAGATTTATAATTTTCCATAGTTGCCTGGTCCATTTCTAAACCATCGCCGCCTACTGAACTCATACCGCCTGCGCCAGCAGTCCAATTTTCATAACCACCTTGCCCACAAATACTTTCCATTTGCCTTCTTAATGAAACTAACTTTGCATTAGATTTTTCAACAATTTCATTTACTTCTTGATTCATTCCATCGTGACTACCAACATGACGTTTAAATGCTGTTAGTTGGGCAATGTTTTCACACATCTCAACAATGTGTTGACCAATCTCGTCATACGGACGACCGCCATTGGCCACGTGACGTTGCATTGCCTTAGCACCTGCAATATAGATAAAGGGAAACTTGTAACGCTCGCCTTCGGCATTTTCAATATACAATGCTTTGATATTATTTTTACGGCTACGTGCGCCGCGACTTTCATCACTAATTGGTGTATTATGTTTAGCAATAAGAACTGCTTTTTCTAGTACTCTTCGACTAGTCATCTTACCACCTTCAAACTTTGCAGATTCGCTCATATTCATATTATTATCCTTAGATCCAGTATTAGCTAGGTATTGGAAGTCATCTTTATTAAGATTACTCTTTGTAATGTCTCTTGTATCAAATCGTAGTAATCTACGTTTGGCAAACATTCTCATCTCACGTAAAAAATCATACCATAACTGATGAATAAACTCGTCAGTTGATTCTAATATTCCTTGACTGTAAAATAACTTTAGAGCACCAGTTTCGTTGATACTGATACTTACTCTACCTAAATTGTTGCCTTCAACAACATAGTCAAAATCAAAAAATCGTGCTTCTTTAGGATCTGATGTGATTTCACCTTGCTCGTCACCCATTTCTAAATTGGTGAATCGACTACGGATTTTGTCAAAAACGTCCTGGCTAATGATGTGAGTTGAGTTCATAGTCTTATTTATTAATAATTGCTAATGTATATAGGCATGGGCATGTCGTATTCTTCTAGCCCACTATGATCGCGCATTTTATCGTAAATTGCAGGATCCCATTCTTGTAGTATTAAAACCATACGCATACACAACAATATAGCTGATACAAGATCATCGTGTTGCCCAGTTTTTGCTTTAAATGTAATGCCGTTAGCAATAAATGTCTTTAATTCTGTTACTAGACTCTTGCTGTTTATACTAATTTTTTTAGTTTCTACCAGTTGTTTCAACTTAGCACAAGCATTTAACTTAGCCGAATGGGTTGTATTAAATCCTTTGCGGAATCTTCTAACATGACCTTTCTTAATGGGCTCACTTAGAAATAATCCGGGTAATGTTTCTTCACCTAATTCATTGATTGCTACTAATGCACTTTCACCTACGGTATTGTTTTCAACGCTGTAGTACAAGGAAGAATTTAACCCTTCCTCTGTAAACTTATCATCAATATGTTTACATAAGTCTCGTAAAATGCGGGCTTGGGCCTGTACCGGAGTCATATTGTGATGCCATTCACATACCTGTATCATACTAGGCAATTCTAAGATTTCAATTGCGGCAAAATCTCCACCTGTTCCTAAACTTGGATCTAATGCTACTATATATGTACAAGACGTATCAATTTTTTTATACCAACGAGCCTGTCCCATTTTCATTATTGGCTCAACACCTTCCATGTTGGCTAAACTTATACTGTTAATTAACGTTTCATCAAAAATTAAGAACTTACATTCGTGTTCACGTTCAAATCGTTCAACACCAACACGACTACGTTCTTCGTTGGCCCACACTTCATCTCGGTCTGGATGTTGGCTCCAAACAGCCATGTAAGGATAAAAACCGTTTTTGCCTAATACTGTACTATTACCGTATTCGTCAATGCGCTTATTTGCTTCTTGCCAAATAATAGCAAATTGATCTTCATCACTATTAGGAGTACTTGTGATAATTGCTTTACCGCCGGTTGCTAGTGTAGGGCTAATAGATGTCCAAAACTCAACAGCAATATTGGGTTCAACGTATGCAAATTCGTCTAAGTACAATAAGGAAATAGACATACCTCGACCGGTGGTTGGAGTCGTAGTTTGTGCTACAATACGAGAACCGTTGTCGAATTCGATGGACTGTTTGTTATAACTAGTAACTCCACCGCGAACATGATCAGGACAAGTTTCGTAAGCATACCGCAAACGTTGCATAATTTCCTGAGCACCTGTATATTTGTGCGCGGCGATTAGAATGGTACTATCAGGTACAAACATTGCATACCATAACAAATATCCCACAGCAGTTGTGGTTTTACCCATCTGACGCCCTAACATGTTTACACTAAAACGATTTGTATGATAACTGGTTAGTAATTCTTCTTGATAATCAAATGCTTGGTATGGAATCTTACCCTTTTTAGGATGCTGAATGCTAAAGAAATTCTTTAAGAAATATGCAGGACCCGTATCCATATCCTGACACGCTAATAATGCTTCCACATCTGCATCAGTCCACCGTTGTGTAGCATTTGCTTTCTTAATTAAATTACCGTCTAGTGATTTGGCCATATGTATATTTACAGAAAAAAATAGGCTCCTAAGAGCCTATTTGGTAAGCAGTTTTATTAGTTGCTTTTTAAACGGCCATCTTTTTCTGCCGACTTTAGCATGTCGATACGATCTTTGTATCCTGCTGTACCTGGCTTAATATCTTTTGCCGCGGCTTTTTCTCCTGCTGTAGGATTCTTAACATGTTTCATTGTAGTTTTTTCTTGATGTGATGCAGGCTTCTTTTTCTTGAAGGACGGATAAGGTGCTGTCTGCGTGAATGCGTTGGAGGCCTCTTGCATTAAGCCCTCAGTTACAAACTTTTCGTAGTCATTAAACAATTGTGAAGTCATTGCATCTTCGGCAGTCATGTTGCCTTTGGGCATGTTACCGTCCATACGGTCACCGATACCCATGCTACCACCGTTTGGATTATAGGCAAACTTGTCTGGATCGTGTGCAGGAATATCTGTTGGATTGTTAGGGGAATTATCTAACATATCCATCATTTTTCTAATATGATCTTTTGCTTCCATTTCACCGCCTTGACTGTCGCCTGTAAATTCTTTACCAGCTTCGACACCTGCGGCAATTTCATCAGTGTCACCATCGGACATTGCGGCTGCGGCTAATCCACCGCCCACTCCTGCAATATCAACTTCTGGGATTGCGCCAAGTCCTTCGTCTTCTGGAGAACTATCTGTAATACTGTCGCCTGCGGCACCGCCAACTGCGGCACCTAATGGGCCGCCAACTACGGCACCAATACCTGCTCCGGCCATAGTTCCTAGCAATCCTTCATCTTCTGGTTTACCGTCGCTATCTACAGGTCCTGCGTCGCCTGGCTCATTCATAACGTCAATCATTCTTTTCATTTGGTCGTTGCCAGCTTGGTTAGATTGGCTCAACGAAGGAAGCGTGGTCATTACGTTAGGTTCTTTGTCAATTGGCATGTGTTCTGGGCCAACTTTGCTGCCGCCTGCTAGCGTCATAATTTGTGCTAACATATTTGCAACTTCATCGCCGTCGGCTGCTGTTGCATTGATTGAGAACGAAGCAGGAGTTGATGGCATACTCGGAGCCATGCTCATTCCTTCTGGATACATACCACATTCGTCTAGTGTTCTTTTAACACCGGACAAGTAGCGTAGGCTTTCTACACTTAGTTCTTCTGATAAAGATTGTTGAACAGCTTCAACTGCCGCGTCTGCTTTCAATTTAACTTTAGTAGTGTCTTTGGCTACATTAGGATTAGTTGAATCTAATTCAGCTAGACGTTTCATTACGTTGATCATTTGCATAATTATTTCCTTAAGGGGGTGCGGTCCGCTTGTTTAATTGGACTGGTATTATTTTGAGGAGCATCTGTGTTAAACTTGGCTTTAGCTGTGTGGCCAATTTCTTTCTCAGAAGCCTCAGGGATTACCTCACCCCTCTCTCGTCTCTGTAGTTTTAAGATATCATTAAGTTCTTTAACGAAACCGGAATTGTATTTGTCGCCGTAGTAGTCTTCACTGTTAACTTTAACAGTTTCTTTATAGGTGTCATCGTTTAATAGCGCACCTTCTCTACGTTCAATTACTTGTTGATAGTCTTCAGTTGGTTCGTTAGGGCTACGAACAACAAATCTATCTTTGGTAATTTTTAATTCGTTAGATAGATATTCTGACAATTCAAACTGTGTTGTTGGATATGCAAGAGTAAATTCATAGATGCTTACTTCTGCATTTTTAATCTTAGGAAAATCCAAAGGTACATCTTGCACAGGTGTGGTGCCTGTTTTCTTAAAAGATCCAAGTTGCCATTTTGACAGCAAAGATTCCATTGCGGTTTCTTGATCTTTAGAAAAATCGCCTGCGACCTTTGCCCTAAAGGTATAGGTCTTCTTTGATTCTGCTAGATGTTCTTTAAATGATTTCATGTCAATTCCCTGATGCATTATTTATTAAGATTTCATTTCTTTTAGCTTGGCCAATATGCTATTTCGATCAGTAATAACATAGCCTTCGCCCTGGATAGAGTTACCATTATCTTCGCCGTGTTTCTTATCAATAGCGAGCTTTTTAAGTTGTAGATCTACCATTTTAAGCTTCTTGTCTATTTTGTTAGTTTTTGCAGTAATTGCCGCATTTAACATTTGCCCTGCTACTTCAAACATTCGAGTGCTATAACGTGCTTCAACATTCATGCCAAGATCCATTAGATCGTCATAGGCCTTCTCTGCTTTACTTGCAAGAGCATCTAATTCACCATCACTTAAATCACCAAGTCCTTTGACTCTGGGTAATGCGGCGCTAATTTTATCAAACTCTTCAAGTCTTTCTTGTAGATCAATTGTAGGAATAGGCGTTGCCTCAACTGAAGGAATTTCTACAGTTTCTTCTGGAGTAGGTTCTAAGTTTAATAATTCTTCAAGTTTTTTAGTCATACCGTACTTATCCCTTCTTTTTCCCAGTATGGTATATATCTGCTTCGTTTATAACTCGGAATTTCATATTGTTATTTTTACACCAATTACTAGCGGCGGCCCATTTGGCCATATTTTTAACATACTGAGCCTGGTTATAAGGATTCTTGCCTACTCGTTCTCTAAGCGTTTGATTTGCCGGTTTTATCTCAATTATTTCTGCATGTTTTTTATGATTTTTATCTAAGTAAACAATCAAAAAATCAGGAACATATATTGTGTTCCTTCCTGATAATGGATCCTTATAAGGAATCTTTATACTTTCGCTAGCCCACTGATGTATACTAGGATTGTTATCACAAAAACTCATAAAGGTTAATTCCCAAGAACTCCTAAATCTAGGACTACCGACACCTATATATTTTTCTGTATTTTGAACGGTGTAGACGCCCTGCGAAAACTTTAAACTCATGTTATAATATTTCTTTGTATTTCATCAGAAATAGAAGGCCCTTGATATATTCCGAGAAGACTGGTTTTAAATCTATTGTAATTTAATATCTCTGCAACCAGTCCCCCCATCTGGACATCTGTTAGTCCCGATAGAGTGTCTAATATTTGATTAGGATTAAAATTATCAAACTTAGCTTGTGATAAAATTATGCCTGCTGTGAATTCGGCGGCTGTTTTATCAAATCCTCTTTTTTCAAAGAATGCCTGCATCTGTAATAGACTATTATTATCGATCTCTACAGGCATATTATAAAAGTCGTTAAAATATTTTACCGTACTATTTGAGCTAGACAGATTATTATTTTCTGGGGGGATATTACTGTATATTTTACTACGCATTTTATTTTAGAGATACTCCGGGTTTGCCAATAGATTTTACAACATCTCCAAAGGCCTGGGCATAGGTCATTTGTTTTGTTACTGTTGTGCCAAAGCCCGGCGTGCCCTCCGTAACATTTGTATACTGGTAGCTAAATGTAGTGTTTATTGGCGTGTTTAAAACGTTTTTGCGACCATCAGAATTTGTATCTGCATAAGCACCTCTACCCGACGCCGCATCTGATAGTGTACTTGAAGCAATACTGTATGCTTCACGCTCTAGACCTTTCACGCCCGCGTTTTTAACGTCTTTATAATTTTGAGCGAGTTGTTTACTCTGTTTGGCTATTCCAATAAGGTCTCCAACACTAAATCCATTTTCTATACCGTCTGCAACACTATCCAATAAATCCCCCGAGCCCGATAATAATCCACTTAGGCCGCCGCCTTTGCCTGCACGTAGCGGACTCTTAGTAGGATCGTATGGCAAGTCTTTATTAAATCCGGGTTCAGTTTTTGTAATACGATTTTGAAAGGTATTATAAAATACAGCTTCATATGCAACTGTCATTTTATTTTCCAGCATTTTATTAGGAGAAGTATTATCTAGTTGAGAATGCGACCATTCTGTAATTATAGGATTAATTAATGTAACTGATGAATATTTTTGTTTATTCAGTAAAAATATTGTAATATAAGAAAAGAAAGGAACTGATTGTTCGTTATTTAACCCATAACTAAACGTCTTGGCACTATTTGGAAAACCGCCCGCAGTGCTGCCAGCGGTATAGCCCCATGCGGCGTCCATGTTATATGCACTGGGTATTTTTGCAGTCCGACCAGTTGCGCCTCCACTGAATGTTGTAGGATATTTAGAATCTGCATAATAATATTGATAATAGTTTTTCCACAAATTAGTGGTCATATTACCCATATCATCATGGAACGTAATAGTAATAGGATTATAGGTAATTTTATTTTGTATTACAGTTTTTTTATTATATTGATTTATTGTTTCATGACCTATAGTAAATCTTGGCAAATCTGCCGACTTTGCTACCAATCCTAATTTACCTTTTGATTTTGTATACCACTCTTCGTTAATGAATTTAAATGGGCCCTTGGCGCCCTGACCCATTGCTGGATTTAATCCAATTTCTATAAAATAACTCCATCCTGCTTTTGGAGCCATACCATATGCACTATCAACATATAATCTACTTGCGTGTTGATAATCGCGAAGATAACCGGTATCAGCAAATAAGCCGCCGGCAAAGTCGCTTAGGAATTTAGTAAACATGTTTGACATAACATTATTTATGCCACATCAAACCGACAAAATTAAGGAAGCAAATTCTGGTACATTTCTACTACAGCTTCGGCAGTGGGTCCAAGATAATCATTGTTTATAATTTCAAAATCTATAGAATCTTTCCAGAATAATCTAAGTTCTGTAGTAGCGTTTTCTTCTATAGTAGTGCCGTGAGGGTACCATGTTAAGGTCTCAATAAGGTTAATTTTCGGATACCCTACAAGTTTTCCTTGTTTGTTATCAAATATCCACCGGTGGTGGATCCCACCCCTATATTGATCTCTATACTGTAATTCGTAATACTTGCTAGGTACTGCAATAAATCCTTCTTTGGCAATTCGGGGCATATATTTTAATGCGGCCATGGGATATGCAATATCCTCTAAGGTATGTGTACAATTACAAAAATCAAACTTGCCGTGTTGTTCAACATACTCAAATATTTGAACCCAATCTTCGTATGAATTCATATCTCCTAAAAAAGAGTGTTTATTTTCTAGATTATTAGGACGAAGATCAAACGTGTGCGTTAACAAACTCGGATTAAATGGATTATGACTAGCACCAATATCAATCAATGTAAAGTTTTGGGTTCGCTCTTTTAGAATGGCTACATGACTGAGGACTTCTGGTCGCCCGTATAATTCTTCTTGGTGTATGTATAGCTGTTGTGGCAAAATATTCTCCGTCGTAAAAAAGACGTATATATTTAAGTATACACGGCTTTAGAGAAGATACAACTGGAATTTAGGTCGAACATCCTTCACCGTGCAGGGTGGTTGAGAGTTCAATTTTGTTAGCTAACGATATTTTATCAGCTAACTTACTGCCTGCTTCTACTTTAATCTCAAGATCAAATGATACTCGTTTATTTCCACTGATTTCAAATCCCTTGTCGCCTCTTCCTGTTGCATATATTACTTGATAAAAGCGACATTGTTTATCAAGTACCTTATTATTTTCGTCGTAGATAGTTGCTACTATCCAAGGAGTTTCGCCCAATCTTGACGTGATGTTTAAAGCTAACATTCGATCATTAAAATAAAATGTATCAACTGCGGCAAATATACTATCTTTTTTTCTTGAAATAACTGTGACCGCTGTATCAGTTCTTTTATTAACTGCGATCACCTGCATGGCCTCTTTTAATGCTGTCAAATACGCCTGGTTCCAACTAATAATAAACGGAACTGTAATAATTGCGTCTCTATCTTTATCAATAAAGACAGTCGGTTGGGACTGTTCAACGATGAACGCTCGTTTTGGATAGTCGTTGACTATCTGACTCACAAACTTGTCTGCAGAATTTCTCTCCTTCAGCAGAGACTGATACTGGGTTCCAATCACCCCGCCGCTAAGACTTTGTTGATCCTTGCCTGCATTTAATTTTTGATCTGCCATCTTACTGGGTCTAACCCACACATCGGCCTCTACTGTGTAACCATTTTTATCTTGGATAACATCGGTAATGACATATTTTTCAATGTAGCCTGCGCTGTAATTTCCCACTTCGTCTTTGATAAGGCGCTTTTTGTTTGCTTCCAAATTAGAAGTTACAACAATGCCTGAAACTTCCTCTATGGCCTTACGATGAAGGTCAGCAGTGGCTTCGGGCGGAGTACGGCCTTGTCCTACAGCCTTGACCATACGGGTCTCTTGTGCAGATACACTAGCGGCTATCATAACCGCTAGTATGCAAACAAGCCGTTTCATTGGAAGCGTTTGCGTAATTGGGCGGCAGCACGATCCGATTCAAGATCCCAACGGATAGTAACCGAAATCTCTTGCTGGCCCACAGGCTCTTCCTTGATTGTTTTGAAGCCTTTTAGCATTGCCTCAGCATTTGCACTAATGTTACGAGTAACTGTACGGGCAGTATCGTTTGCGTTTTCACGATTAACTGTATTGAGCTTTTGGGCTTCTTTGTCGCTCATCTCGCTCTTGTCTGAGGTGATAGAATCCTTAGCCTTCTCAATGTGTTTGGCCATAACAGTAGTTACACGGTTACTGGTAACCTTTTCATTTAAGAAGTGTGCTACATTTGCGCTGGCTTCCATGCGAGCCACTTTGCGGGCTTCGCCGACTTGTACGGCAGTGGCACCGTTAGTCCATGCAACTGCTGTTGACTCAATTGCTGTAACGTCACATTCTGACTTGCCTAGTTTGTACCAAGCACAATCAGTTTCGATCTTAATACCTTCGCTAACA